ATCCCGGCCGTGCTCACCATCCCGGCCAATTGTCCCGTCAATACCGTCTTTTCCGTCAATCCCATCTTTGCCGTCCTTGCCATCCTTTCCGTCGATGCCATCCCGGCCGTGCTCGCCATCCCGGCCCGTGGTCCCGTCAATACCGTCTTTTCCGTCGATTCCATCCTTGCCGTCCTTGCCATCCTTCCCGTCGATACCGTCCCGACCGTTTTCACCATCCCGGCCATCGGTGCCGTCAATTCCGTCCTTTCCATCGATTCCGTCTTTTCCGTTGATGCCGTCCTTTCCGTCCTTGCCATCGATGCCATCGCGGCCTGCCAGGGGCGGACGTTCTTCGAGCGCTTTCACCCGCGCGGCGATCAGCTCGATCAGGCCGTTGACGTAGTCCAGGACGGAAGGCAGCAGGCCGCGCACGAGCGCGCCGATGTCGTCTCTGGTCAGCATGGCTCGCGCGCTCCTGATCGTTGTGCCTCGGCAATGGCCTCGGCCATCAACCGATGGGCTTCCCGTTCGATGGTCTGACCGTCAAGGCCCTTCTTCCCGGCAGGCGGCGGATCGTTCCCGTGTGTTGTAGTCGGATCGATGTCGGGATCGGCAGCCGGATCGTTCGTTGCGGACGAAACAGTTGCAGGAGGCGTGGGCTTCGCGAAGGGTTCGTTTGCATCGCGCTCGGCCAGCGCCGCCAGCGAGTAGTTTTGCTGCTGCAGGTATGGCGTCGCGCCACCCTTGACTGGCTTGAGGTTGATCTTCCGGCGCGCCTCGTTCGGCGCAACGATGCCACCGCCGACGCCTTCGGTGAGGGTCTTGATGAGCGCTGCCGTATCCATGCGCAGCAGGCCGTCGAGGTCGAGTTCGGTGCGATAGTCCTTCGGCAACGCCAGCCCTTCGTCGAGACACAGTTCGAGCGACTCGATCAGCGACTGCAGGCACTGCGAGTAGTAGTTCTGTGAGAGCGCCTCGATGTTGTTATAGGTCGGCGCAGTGCCGACTCCGACCATGTATTGCGGCACATGAAACACCGAGCAGACGATCTCGGCAGTCATCTTCTGCTGCTCGATCTGCTGTGCGTCGACCGCATTCATCGTGAGGGCCTCGTACTTCAGCCCGTCACCGAGCACAGCGAGCCGACCGCGATTCGCACCGCCGAAGTTCTCTTCCCATTTGTCCTTGAGGCGCTTCGCGGTCTCGTCGCTGATCGCACCGGGTGCCACGAGAATGCCGCCTGGTTGCGCACCGTTTTCGAAGAACGAGGCGCTGTTGTTCTGGATCGCGAGACCCTGTCGCGCGGCGAGCGCGCACGCAAAGATGGGCGAGGTGCCGACCAGCGGATGGAAGAGGCAGTTCATCCGGTCATGGATGATCTCGCTGGCGGGCACGGCAATGTCATCGTCCGGGATACCTGCGAGCTTGTCGCTGTTGAGCCGGTAATAGACCGAGCCATCGTCCGCGACGAGTACCGTCACGCGCGAAGGATCGAGCACGTAAAGCGCGATCACGACGCCACGCAGGTCGCGCTCCTTGAGCACGTATGTGTTACCGCGCGTGAGCTTCGCCATGATCCAGTTTTCGATGAACTGGATGTGCGTCTGGTAGCTGTTCGGCTTCTGCAGCACTGGCGAGAACGCGGCACTCTGCGTCTTCGACCAGATATCGGCGGGCTCGCGCTGCATCAGGTTGATCTGCAGCTTGCCGATGTCCGCGCTGATTAGCGTCACGCAGGCATAGACGGCGTAATAGGCAAGCAGCGTCTCCTGCGAGAGTTCGCGGTTCTGCTGCCACGCGCCCGAGGAGGGTTCACGGACGATCAACGGCCACCAGCCACCGTTGCCACCCCACGCGCTAACCGGCGACGCGTTTTGCGCCCCGGCGGCGCGCGGCGCGGCCCGTGTGATCTGCAGGCCGAAGATACGCATGGTTATGCCTCGCCTGAATCGTCGGCGCGCTGGTCGCGGCGGCGATAGCGGCCTTTGCGCGGGACTGCGTGGTCATCGCCACCACGCTCGGCCTTCACGTCGCGGGTCTGTAGGGCGGGCGCCGGCTTTTGCGGCGACGGCCTTGGCTGCGACTTCCTCACCTTGCCGACAGCAATCAAAGCCTTCCCGTCGCGCTCGGACACATCGAGGTCTTCGCCCGTCCTGTATTCATGCCCCGCATAGAACGTGGGCTTGATCGCGGTCACTTTCATCTCGGTTCCCCAATGAAAAAGGGCGAACCCCATGCGAGGTTCGCCCTGTCGCTTCGCGATACACGGCGTCAGCTTACCGCCTTGGACTTGCTGCTCACGGCCTCGCCGCCGTCGACCGGCGGTTCCGTGTCCGACAGGCCATAGTTCGCGCCCTTGATGTAGGCACAAGCGAGCATGCGGCGCGGTTTCCAGTTAATGAAGCGCTCGGCCCGCAGCGCGATCATGTTCTGTTGCCAGAGACTGACAAGGCCGGTACCGTTGCCGGTCGGCGCGCTATCCATCTGCAGCGATGCTTCACGCGAAGCGTCGAGCGTTACGCCGCCGTCATCTGCCAGCAGGACCTCTTTTGGCTGGACGAGGATGATCCGGTAGTTTCCGTCCGTATCCTTCGGGATGTTGGTCGAACAGACGACTGGGAGGCCGAAGAACACGCCGCCGTTCATGTCGATGCCGGGGAACTCGGACTGGCCGAGCGCGTTCTGCATCATGCCGATGGTCAGCGCTTCCACCGGGTCCATGATCCAGTAGGCACCGGCCACCGATACGTTGTTTGCCGTGAAGGCCGCGAACAGCGAGCGGATATCGGCACGCAAGGCATCGGCGGTCGTGCCGCTGGCGGTAATGAAGGTCGCGTTATGCGTGATGGACTCCGGCGAAACATCCTTGATCTCGGCCTTGTCCGGGTCGACGAAGTCGTGGTCGATAAGTTGCGTGATCGTGTCGATCAGGTCCTGCCGCACGATCGGTTCCGCCGAGGGATTCGAGAAGCGCACAAGCTCGTCGGTCAACACGACGATGCCAGCGACCTTCGCGAAGCCGAGCCGCATGGTCTCGAAGCCGAGCGCGCTGACCGGCTTTGCCTTACCTTCGCCGACCCATTGCGCCGAGGAAGCGGCGGTCTGCGCGGGCATCGATACATTGAACGGCACGCGACGCAAGCCGTTGATCCGCCCAATGATCGTCGCGGGGCGCAGCAGTTCGATGAACTCGGCCGTCATGTTCTGATAGTCGACCAGCGGCGCGGCCCATACCGGGTCTGTAGTGGTGCCCGCCGCGACAGCAGCGCGCAGCACGCTCTCGACTTCGGGCGTCGAGTCGTGCCAGCTTTTGGCGATCTCGACCGCCTGCATCAGATTGCCCTGCGAGCGCGCGAGTGCGATCGCGTAACGCGTGAATGCGGTGCCTTTCGGCATGTTGCCGCGAATCGTAATGATCGGATTCGGGCCAGCGCCAACTGCGCGCGTCACGCTGGAGCGTTGCGCATTGTCGCCGTTGACAGGCGTGGCGCTCTTCACAATCTGCGCCTCGACGGCCTTCAGGCGGCGCAGGTGCTCGTCGATCGCCTTGATGTCGAGTTCAAGCGTATCGAACTCTTCCTGCTGCGCGGCATCGAGCGTCGCGCCATCGGCGGCGGCGAGATCCATGATCTCGCCCATGCGCGCCTGTGAGGCCGCGCGCTTCGCTTCGAACGCGGCGATCTGTTCTGCAATAGTGGGTTTCATTGCGGGTTCTCCCGGTGGATCGTCTGAATGACAAACGACGTCAATGCGCGAGCGCGCGCCGGATGATTGAGACGCACGACATGACCGCCGCCGATGCCGAGCGCGGCGCGGGTGGTCGTATCGATTGCCTTGATGGTCTGAAACGTGGCCTCGCTGTTCGCCGGGATGGTGACGAGCGAGAGTTCGAGCCACTCCCATTCGAGGAAGTGCATGCCGCCGTCATCCATGAAGGCGTACTCGATGGGCCGGAAGCCGATCGAGACGGCGCGCACGAGCTGCGCCTTGACGCTCTGCCATGCCTCGTCGAGGCGATCCTTCAGCGTGCCGGGCTCGTCAATGCTTGCGATCGACGCGCGAAACGGGATGCCGTCCGCAGTTGTCTTGGCGAACTCGACCTGGCCTACCGGCTGACGTGCATCGTGCTGCCACAGCAGCGGCATGGGCGTCTTGAATTTCGCGCCGAGCGGCTCGACGACATCGCCATAACGATCGGGCGTTGGCGTCGAGGCGATGCCCTCGATCACGCGGGCAGCGTCGTCCGCGCTGCGTACCGTGAGCAGCGAATAGGCTCGTTCCATGATCGGTATCCCCTAGAGGAAGTACATCTGGTATTCGGGTTCGCGCTCGTCGCTACGGCTGAGGGCGAGGCCCACGGCCATCGTGAGAGCCACGAGTCCGTCGATACGTCCGATCGCCTTGCGTTTGCGGAAAATGCGGTTCTCCTTCGCATCGGCCTCGACGACAGCGTTCGACACGTTCCATCGCAGGCATGGGTTGAACACCACGCGCAGCCTGCCTTCGAAAATCAGCTGCTCGACCAGTTCGATCGAGCGCGGCATCCACAGGCCCGACTCGGACGAGCGCCCGAAGCCCTGACCGTGTGTCATAAACGGCAGCGCCACGCCCTCGGCATCGCACTCGCGTTCGAAGTCCTTCAGCCGGTAAGGATCGCAGGCAATGCCCTCGATCTCCATCTCGGCATCGATCGCGGCGAGTCCGCGTGCGACCTCGCGGTATGCGACCGAGCGTCCATCGGTGGCGTGAATGAAGCCAGCGCGGTCCCACACGTCATAGCCGACCTTGTCGTGGTTGCCGCGCTCGACCATCGTTTCGCCGGGTGTCCAGAAGTCGACGAACGC